GGTTCATCATGACAGCCAAGCAGTGGGAAGCCCTGAAGCTGGTGATGGACTTGCATGAGGAGCAGCTGGCGCATGCCACTGTGCATGACATAGAAAAAGCGCACGACCATGTGCTGGCGGTTCTTCGCCAGGGCAAGGCACGTGCAATCGTTCAAACTCAAAAGGAAGCAACATGAATAAGTCAGACAAAATCAGAGAGTATTTCCGCAAGCACCCAAGTGCTGATGTGGCCAAGGTGGCAGCCAAGTTCGAGGCACCCAAGCCAATGACGTACAAGCTGCGCAAGCAAGTTATCGACGGCACCCAGTTGGTCACAGAACCGGCAGAGAATGGTCGCAAGGTTACGGTCACTGCCACGCAGCTGGCCGTTGCAAAGAAGCTGGGCGTCAAGCCTGGGGACTTTGTTCGTGAGGGCCTGAAGCTGGGCGTGCTGCAGTACGACGACGAGCGCGACTTCACGGGTGAAGGCGAAGAGACCAACATCGACGAGACGCTGGACGCACGGGCCCAGGACTACGGCAAGTTCAAGGACGGCGCTGCGCTGATGCAGGCCATGAAGCGCACGCTCGCGGACCACGCCAGGATGCACAACAAGACGTTTGCCGACGACCAGTGGGAAGCCCTGGAGATGATCGTTCACAAGATCGGCCGCATCGTTAACGGCAACCCCGACAAGGTCGACCACTGGGTAGACATCGCCGGCTACGCCAAGCTGATCGCGGACCGCTTGCAGGGGAATGCACGATGAGAGAACTACTTCCATTCGTCCTGGTCGGCTGGGTCATCTTGTCCTGGCTCACGCACGTCGTTACCTGCCTCAAGACCGCCTCCTGGGGTTTCTTGATTGCTGGGGCCGTGTTCTTCCCTGTTGGCTGCGTGCACGGCACTGGCATTTGGTTTGGGTGGTTCTGATGAAGTACCGCAAAAAACCCGTGGTTATCGAAGCCACCCAGTGGTTCAAGGATGGTGACCACCCGTATGTCCTCATGTGCTGGTTCGATTCCTGGAGAAATATTCGATGGGCTCCTGGAGACCCGGACAGCATTAACATTTACGGCTGCATCAGAAAGCCTGCTATTGCCACGCTTGAAGGGTGGCATGAAGTGTCGGCGGGCGACTGGATCATCACAGGCGTGAAGGGCGAGCACTATCCATGCAAGCCCGACATCTTTGAAATGACTTATGAAAGGGTCGACTGATGTTCAAGGTCCCTGAAAAAGCACGCGTCAAGCTCTCTGGCTATGTAGAGGGCGACGCCACCAATGGGGCCTTTGTGGTGAAGCTCAAGCACTCTCAGGTTGTGTTCGTCATCGCAAGTGACGGCGCAGGCTGGGAGCACGTGAGCGTCTCACGCAAAGACCGCTGTCCAACCTGGGAGGAAATGTGCCAAATCAAAGACACGTTCTGGGACGACGAAGATGTCGTCATGCAATTCCACGTCCCTGCCAAGGATCACGTCAACAACCACCCCTACTGCCTGCACCTGTGGCGTCCAAAGGGTGTCAATGTGCTGCGGCCTGATTCCATTATGGTGGGCTTCAAATGATTGAGGAGTACTTCAAACAGATCAGGTTGAAGGTATTTATCTTCTTCCTGGTATCTGTTTGGATTTTTTATGAAACCTGGGGAAAGTACTAGACAAGATTTGTACGATACCTGTATAATTTAATTTCCAACCACAGAAAGAGAGAAAGAGAATGAACTTCAGTTTAAACATTCATCGCGTGACAAACATCCGTTTGAGCGCGGTCCGTCTTAACCAGGCAAGCGCTACCCGTTACGCTACCAGGGACCTGATCATTGAAACCAGTGAGGGCAACTTTGAATTGTCCTTGTTCTCGATATACGTCGACGAGGACAGTGAACAGGAGCTGCTGGAGGTCAAGGTATGAGCATGAACACGCCGTTTCATTTGAGGCAGCGTGAGTTCAACGCGTTCAACGCAGAGAACCCAAAGGTCTGGGAATACTTTGAACGCTTCACGCTCGAGGCCATCAACGCGGGCCACCGCAAGATCAGCCACTGGCTCATCATCAACCGCATCCGCTGGGAGGTTGTCATGACCACCACGGGCGCGGACTTCAAGATTTGCAACAACCACATTGCGTTCTACGCGCGCCTGTTCGTCAAGGTGCATCCGCAGTACAGGTTCATCTTCAACCTTAAGCGCATGGTTGACGAGCCATGGCACGGGGACATGCCGCTATGACACAACATGAAATCATAAAGATGGCACATGAGGCAGGGCTTCATGTGGCAACTGACGTGAAATGGATGCCAATCATTGGGCTTGCATACGCTGAGAAGTTTGCCAAGCTGGCAGCACAGCATGAGCGTGATGTTTGTTTGCGGATTGCCGAGAAATATAGTGAGCATTGGACGGCAGATGCCATCCGAGCAAGGGGGCAAGCATGAGCGACGATCCAATCACCTATTACAAGATGGGCAGCGAGCGGATCAAGACTCGCGCGCCACGGACCTTGACTGCCGGCCTGGTGCAATCAGGCGAAGCGTTCCTGGTCATCGACACCAACAAAATGCGCATGGAGTTTCAGCGCCAGCTGTTCAAGCACATTCAGGATGGCAACATCAAAGTACAGGTAGCGGAGGTGGAGCATGACTGAATTTGAATCCAACGTCTGCGGCATTCCCTGCATCATCCGCGTGACAGACTGGGAGGGCTACGTCCCTGCCAGGCTATCTGGACACCCCGACAACTGGGCACCGTCCGAAGGTGGTGAAGGCGAATGGGAAATCTGCGATCTCAGAGGCCGACCCGCACCTTGGCTGGAGCGCAAGATGACCAGCGACGACCAATCCCGAATAACCCAAGAAGTCTTTGAACACATGGAGAACCAAGATGACGACTACTAAATACAAACGCCGCACCTTTAAAGATGTGGCAGCAGAGGCCCACGCACGTGGGTGGAGCGAAGGCCGCGAGCAGGCACGCAAGGAATTTGAAGAGGCTTACAGGCTTTTGTCTAAGCACGACACCGAGATGCACCTGGAGAACGCCATGCTGCAGCACCGCCTGGACAACATATCTTTGCGCCGGCTGGCCTGGTCACGGATCACGGGCCTGTTTAGGAACCGCGATGACCGGGTGGCGTAAACGGAGAATTCAAATGGAACAACCTAATCACATGGGCCTGGAAGAGGCCCTGGAATATGCCAAGACTTTGACCGAGGACCAGCAAAAGATTTTTGAGTTGGCCTTTGTGGCTGGCATGTCAAAGCAGGCGCAGTCAAGTGTCGATCGCGCAGTCAACGGCATCACCAAGCACTACACCGCAGGCTGGAACGCCGGCTTGGAGATGGCCGCCTACAAACTGATCAACGACTTCAAGCACGCGTTTGGCGACGACACGCTGGCAAGCATTGCAGTCTGGTTAAAGGAGCAAAAGAAATGAACTTTCAAGAATGGTGGTCCCAATTGACCAATGCAGAACAAAAGGTAATCGGCGAACACAATGCCAAGTACGTCTGGGAAGAATGCCAGAAGTACACCCTCATGACCATCGAAGACGCGTGTAAGGCCCAGGTGGCCTATGACCAGGGCGTCAAAGACGGCAGAGAACGCTACGAGGTCCACGTGGCCGGCTGGGTGCTTACCCCAGGCATGCAGCCAGGCATGATTTGGATCAGCGACGCAGGAGGCGAAGGCGGTGACTTTCACATCCACGAGCTGGCCGAGGTCATCGGCAAGTTTTACAAGGAGAAGTTCTGATGGACACGTGCAAACATGACTGGTTCTTTGTGAACGGGACGGATGACTTGAAGTGCAAACGATGTGGCGAGGTTACTGGACCACGGACCTATGAAGAGCGCGTCCAGGACATACTGGAATACGACACGACCCAGTTTTACATGCCCACGGGCCAGCTGCATGTTGCTAACTTCAAGCCAAACTACAGTCTCACCTTTCACCGGGATGGCCAGGAGAGAGGGAAGTTTGACTTCAACGGCCCAGAGATGATTTTTGAAGGCGATGCTGCCGAGTCTGCCAAGGTGTTCATCGAATGTGTGGCCAATGCCTTTCGCGGCCGTCTCGAAGAAGAGCGCGAAGCTGGCAGGAAAGAGTCCCAGGAAGTAACCTGGGGCGTTGACTGGGGCAGAGCTGGCGACAAGTCCTGCGCGACCATCATCAAGCGCTTGCCAGACGGCAGGGTTGAAGTAGTTGCCGTGGAGTACGAACCATGACCTCACGAAAAGAAATTGTGGAGCTGCTGCGCGACCTGCCCGTTGACGACGCATGGCTGCCCACGTTCATGGAACGACTGAAAGAGAAATATCCTGGCGTTTACGACCAGGTTATCGAGCAAGCAAAAGAAAGAATGAAGGAGCTAGAACATGACAAGAAGTGACGCCGTATTGATCGCCGACGCAGCTGGCCTGTCCATTTTTGCGTTGGGCCGGGACAGAGAAAAATTCCTGCTGGCCCTAGAAATATTCACGACCATGGTGGAAGCGGCCGAGCGCAAAAAACTCGAAGGCCAAATCGAAACCCTGGACGAGATGTACAAGCTGGTCTGCCGACAACGCGACGAGCTGATGGACCAACAACGCGCCCAAGTCGAGGCCATGCGCGGGAGAATCCAATGAAACAAGATGAAGTTCTGGCAACGCTACACAAAGTGGTGGCAGAAAATATGAACTACACGACCTGGACTGTCTCCACGCCGCACCTGGTTGCACTGGTTAACCTAGCCATTGAACAAGAGCGTGAGGCGTGTGCCCAGTTGTGCTGGTCACAAAGAAAATACTGGGACGCAGAAGCCTGTGCTGATGCCATCCGAGCAAGGGGGAGTTCATGAATACCCTAGAAGACGAGAAACGCGTAGCGCTGAAAACCGCCTACATGTTCCTGGACAGATACTGCAAGGACAGGTTCATGAACGAGAGCATGGAATACTCCATCCAGTGGCAAGAACTCGCCGTGACCATGGGCGCTATTGCCAGTGCGCTCAACCGGGAGGTCAGGATGCAAAAGCTGGCCGAAGAGCGAATCAGAAAACGCAAAGAGCAGAACAGAGAAAACAACGTGGAAGCCCTCAAGAAACGAGGAAAGAGGAAAATAAATGATCCCGCCAAAAATGACACACCCGCTGGCGTATGACTGCTTTCGTTGCAAACCCATCACAGTCGACGCAAAATGTCAGAACTGCAAACGCTGGCACGACCACCCCGACCAGACTTTCGGACCACGGACCGCGTTCATCGAAATAGAAGGCAGCCGGTCAGAAGCCTGCTGCCACTTTCCCATATCCCTTTTGAAAGAAACAACATGAGACCCGCTATCTTTTCAACAGAAAATCCCCCACATCCAATAGACGACCTGGACACAAAGGAGTACATCAACGCCCTGCGCAGACGCATTGAGGTTCAAACCGACCTTATGGAGTCCCTGGCCAACCAAGTGCATGCCCTCAAACAAGAAAAAGAGCACCTGCTGGGGGAAGTCGAGAAGCTATCCCTGGACCTTGGCATCAAACAAGGGGAAACTGGGCCAGGGTGGCAGGAAGTCAAATGAAGGCCAGGAAACGCAAGCGGATTATCCAAAGGAAGATTCGCTACAACAACGGCTGGAGCTGGAGCTTTGACAAGTTCGTGCGCGCCGTCGTCACGGCCACCAACCGCATGAGCGCCAAAATGGCCCAGGTCTACGCCAAAGCACGACAAGAAAGAGGTGAGGCATGACACCGTCCCTTGCAGAGATTGTCCAGGCCCTCGGGCCACGGCAATTGGTCCAGGTGGTCATCATCACCGCTGGCGGGCAAAAGTACGCGCTCATCGGGCCCGTCATCCAAGACCCACGCGTGCACGGGTTCGAAGAAGTGACAGAGATTGAGTTTGGCGAACTCATGCCTATGGACGTGGCAGCCAAGATGCTCTCAGGCGACCACAAGGAATGGCTGGGGGTGGGGTTGCAATAGGCTAGCGTCCAGGGCCGTCCGTGCGGTCCGTCTCCACCAGGTTGACAATACGGATGTCCGTGCGGTCACCATTCAAGAACTTCAAGCGCTTGTCGGGCCAGTAACCCATGTCCAAGGCCCATGAGACCTTGGCCGCCAGATACGACACACCGTCAATGTTCACCCGCAGCTCGTTGCGCGGTGTCTCATACCCGGCAATCGACCCCACGGCGCGCCCTTTACGGCCCACGCGCCAAAGTAAAGCACCCGTCCCACCTGGGTGGTAGTCAAAGAGTTCGTTTAAGCGCTCAATCGAAGGATGGGACATGGCAGGGCTCCAAAGAAGGGGGGATGGGGAATTGTATAGAGATAAACGGTGAATGTATAGAGGTAAATGAACCGAGGACCACGGACCGAGGGCAAATTCGCGAATATATATAGAGTTGTGGAAGATATGTTACGTCGTAAAAGTTTTGTGTTGAAAATGACGTAATAGATGTAATGGTGTAATAAGGTAAGTGAATCAATGGTTTAGGTTAATACAGTATGGATATACAGGTGTATGGTGTGTAATTTACATAAAATGCGCGCGGGCTGACTTTTTGAAAAAATAAAAACATACTCTTCCTCCACAGAAGCTACATAAAACCCTGAATTTGACCGTTTTTGCCCTTGTAGTTGCGTTAGGTGTGGATTTGTTGCACAATGTAGGCATGAAAATAGAAAAAAACATCCCCTTGCCTGGTGGCGTCGATCCCCGCGAACGCTATCCATTCCCCGATATGGCCCTTGGCGACAGTTTCATGATCTTGGATGCCACCTGGATCAAGAACCTGCGCAGCGCTGCCTACATGTACTCCAGGCGTCATCCAGGCACACGATTCACCTGCCGACGCCATGGCGAAGGCTGGCGCTTGTGGCGGGTGGCCTGATGCCTCGCCAGGGAACCACCAAAGACGAGAAGTTTTTGGCCGGCAAAAGTTTAGGCGGAAGGCCTGCGGTGGTTGAAGCCAGGGTGACCGCGCCCGTCAAGCCCCACAAACCAAAAGTCCTGACCGCCCAGGAATGGAAGTTCGTGGAAGAGTTTTGCGCAGGCGACGGCCACGTCACCCTGAAAGAGGCAGCGCTTCGCGCAGGCTACAGTGAAAACTGGGCAAAGGGCAGGGCACGTGAGCTGACAGACCCTGAGTTTTCCCCGCATATCGTGGCAGCGATCCAGGAGCGAAGGCGCGAGCTGGGCGAAAAGTACGGCACCACGTTCGAGCGGCATATGCGAGACCTCCAGGTCATTCGTGACCAGGCGCTGCAAGCTGGCGCGTATGGCGCTGCCGTCCAGGCCGAATACCGAAGAGGCCAGGCGCTGGGTTCGATCTACATTGACCGAAAAGAAATCCGGCATGGCACGATCGATAGCATGAGCAAAGACGAAGTCATGCGCAAGCTGGAAGAAATCAAACGCGTGTACGGCGGCAGCGCTGGCCCGATCGTTGATGTGACGCCTAAGCAGATTGAGGAAGAACCCGACGAGGACGAAAACGATGGCATTGAAACCGGAAGCGAACCTGTACAAGAGGCTGAAAGAAAACCTCCCAAGCTGCCATTTCACCCGGATTGAGTCCAGGGTAAACCTGGGCATCCCGGATTGTCTGCTGGCATTC